ATGGCCTGTATAGTCGTGTGTGGGAAGGTGAGGACTACTTCAGTATGGTAGAAGCTGTGAGAACAGTTAATCTTCCGAAAGGGTCGGGTACTTACTACATACCTACGCGTATACCCGAAGAAACCCCAACAGGTGAAGTCAGACTTAAAATTAAAGGTTACTACGACTGTGACGTAAAAAACCAAGAAGACGAATGGTTCATCCTTGGTCCAGTAGTAATGGTAGTTGAACAAGGCAAGGTTGATGTGAGTAGTAAATACTAAAACCTTTTCATAAAGTTAACTGTAGGAGTTCAATAAGTGGCCATCACAATCGAAGTAAAGGCTGGTAAAGATAGAGACATCGTCTTTGTCTACAATGATGCTGCCGGTGCCCCTATAGATATTACAGGAGCATCAGCAATTCTGACTGTAAGAAAGTCAGTAATGGATGCTGCTATTATTACAGTAAATGCTGTGATTACCGGAGCCTCAGGTACTATTACATTTCCCCTGGTTCCAGCTGACACAATTAATATTCTCGGCTCAGATAACAGAGAGACCTACTGGTGTGACGTTGAGTTGACACTAGCCAGTGGTAAGAAGTTCGACTTGTGGGAAAAACCCCTAGCTTTCATTCTGTATAAATCCTTTGTGAGGTAAGAATGAGCGACACTGTAATACAAGTTGTTCAAGGTGAAATCATTGAGGTAACTGACAATAGGCCAGTTATCTCAATTGCATCTACGCAAGCAACTATAGTTAATGTTACAGGTCCTGAAGCCATAGTCCTCAGTAATGAAGACAGAGGTTTTTCTGCCTATATCAACAATCCCACATTAGACCTTAATCCGAATAACCCTCTGGCTAATCCCACGGCTCCCACAGCGCCTTTAGGGGTTAATCTTACTTCTGGTACGTATTCATACGTAATCGTCTCCTGGACAGCCTCAGGGCAGTCACTGGTGAAGCATGCTGAGATCTGGAGAGGAACTGCAGATGATGTTTCCCTAGCCTCTCTCAGAGGTGTATCCACTGGTGTTACCTACCAAGACTTTGTTGGTACAGCTGGAACTTACTATTACTGGGTTAGGTTTGTTTCTTTTCAAAACACTCCAGGGGCATGGCATTCAGTTGCCGGCGCTTCCTCAGCAGTATTGTCATTACTTAGTGCAATGCAATTGGCTTTGGATGAAGGTTCTCTGTCCTCCGCAATGGTAACTAAGATAAACAAGATTGAGCCAAATGAAGCTGCTATTGCTGCTGAGACAGCAGCAAGAATCTTGGCAGTATCAGGTGAAGCCACTGCTCGTGCTGATGCAGACACAGTACTATCAGATGCTATTACTGCTGAGACCACTGCAAGAGGTGTAGCAGTAGGTGATAACGCAACTCTTATTAATAACGAGGCTATAGCTCGTACTGATGCTGATGATTTACTGTCGGTACGTATTACCAATTTAAGTGACAACGCAGCTGCAGCGTTTAACTGGGTTCAAGATCCAGAGTTTACTGCCAGAGTCGGTGGTGACCTTACATATTGGCCCACTCATGCTCAGTATGCTTACGGAATACTACATGGTGCGGCAGACACTCTTAGAATATTGCCCACTGACCCAGGTGCAGATTATGTAATCAGTTTGCCTGATACTCCTACTAAGAAAAAAGGTGGTTGGGTATTCTTTGAGTCAAAGGTTTGGGTAGATGCTGGATTCAATGGAAGCATTGCAATTAAGGTAAGGGAGTATAAGCAAGAAGTTAACTTCACTTACACCCTACTAACCACCACTACCCATACCATTGAGCCAGATCAGTTTACTGATCGGGATCAATGGGTTTATATCTATGGTGCATTAGAAGTAACTGACGCTGCCACCACCCATGTAAGACATGGTTTTGGTTTATTGGCTGATGCTACCAGTACTACTGCTGGTGTAGTATTTGATAAGGTTTATTTTGGTAGTGCACCAACAGAAGGTTTAGTTAATAGGGTACAGGCACATACTGCGGATACAGCCAACCCACATGTGGTAACAAAAGCACAAGTTGGTCTCGGCTCGGCGGATAATACCTCCGATGCGGATAAGCCAGTGAGCACAGCGCAGCAGGCAGCAATAGCAGAAGTATCTTTCATAAACGCTTTAATAATAGGGTAACCCAATGCAGTTAAAAAACTATTCAGCCAATCTGACAACTGTTATTGCTAATGTGGCACAGTCCCCTAATGGGTATTTTCTGTCATCTTTAGGTGGTTACCTAACTAATTTGACCGCAGGGTCAATCACAGTAACTTTATCAATTTACAGTGATGTAGGCGCTCTTAAGAGCAGTGTCCCATTTACCTTATCAGCTAACCAGCGACTGGACATGAGCAACAAAATGTTTCTGGGGCCTCTTGAAACAATCAAAGCTATTTGTTCATCAGGTACAGCTTCAATTGTATTGTTCGGTGCTGAGACACTTGTGAGTGCTGAGGTAGTACCAGCCTCCTGGAATTGGCTTGGTGCCTGGGCTATAGGAACCAGCTACGTCCCAAATAACTTGGTTGCTGGTGCAGATGGAAGAGCTTACATTGCGCTATTCTCAAACACGGCTAGTGAACCGTCTCTGATAAATACTAATTGGGGCGTCTTCGCATCTTCATCTGATGCAGTACTAAACAGTGATGCGACCACTGCTGCGATGCAGTTCGTTATTGATGAAGACACGATGGTATCAGATTCTGATACCAAGGTTCCTACACAACAGTCGGTTAAGGCGTATGTTGATGGTAGGGTTTCTTCAGCAACAAATTACAGAGGTGGTTATGACGCCAACACCAACACACCAAACTTGGATGCTACACCGATTGCTACGAGCATTGGTGATACATACACAGTAACTGTTGCGGGTACATTCTTCACAATCGATGTCGAGGTTGGTGATGTGTTGATAGCTGAAGTTACCAACGCAACATTAGAATCTGACTGGACAATTTTAAATAAGAACACAGATTCCTATATTATTATTGGTACAACCTCTATTACTTTTGGCAGTACAGCAACTGCTTTGGCAGGGCTGACCTCTGTAACTTCTACGTCAGTTACTCCAGACTGGATTGATTTCCCGCCACTAGCCCCAGGTGTTGTTACACCAGCTGCAGGTAGAATGACCTGGAATGATAATGACGGTACGTTAGACCTAGGACTTAAAGGCGGTAACGTAACCCTGCAAATAGGGCAGGAGATGATGCAGCGCGTTACAAATAGCACGGGTGCAGCAATAGTAAATGGTACGGTAGTTTACGTTTCAGGTGCAGTAGGAAATAGATTAACAATTGCTAAAGCAGACCCAACTACGGATGCCACTACTAACGCCACAATAGGTGTATTGACTGAAGATCTAGCAAACAATGGTCAAGGCTACGCTACTACAGTAGGGCTAGTACGAGGTATTGACACATCTGCATGGGCAGAAGGTGCAACGTTATACCTAACTGGTATCGGAGCAATGACTACCACAGCACCTACAGCACCTACCAATGTGGTACACCTAGGATATGTTGTAAGAAGCCATGCTACCAACGGGTCTATTTACGTTAGAGTTAGTGTCAAACCTCATTTTAATGGACTCAGTGATGTAGGAATAACTACTCCTAGTGATGGTGATTATGTTGCTTATGATTTACCAACGTCATCTTGGAAAAACTATCCTTCACCGCTAGTATCTCCATCAATTACTGGGCCCGTGTCCATTACAGGTAACAGCCTCATTTTGCCGAAAACAAGTGGTGTTGGGATTAAGGTTGAGCCTGCAGCACCAACATGGGGATGGCGTGATATTATTGGAGCAGTAATTCCTAAAGCTACTGGTGTAGGGTCTCCTAGTCGAGTGATATACAACGGTGGCGTCTCTGGTGAGTACGCCTTCACAGCTAACGACTTGGTTGATTTTGTATTCCACATACCTCATGACTATGTCCCTGGGACTGATATTTATTTTCATATCCACTGGAGCCATAACGGTACTGCAATATCTGGCAATGCTGTTTTCGACGTTTTCCACACTTATGCTAAGGGGCACAATCAAGCCAACTTCCCTGCTGAGAAGCTCGTATCAGTCACGTATACAACGACTGACATAACCACCACTCCTCAGTATAGGCATAGAATTGATGAAGTTATTGTTTCTGGTGCTACTGCAACAGCAACTTTGATGGCACGGGGCGTTCTAGAGCCTGACGGTGTGTTTAAGGGAGCTATGCGATTGAATACATTACCATCAATTACTGGTGGTAGCTTATTCGTCCACACTATGGATCTACATTATCAATCCACAAACATGGCAACAAAGCAAAAAGTACCTAACTTCTATGTATAATGGATTAATTAGAACATCAGGCGGATGACATGACAATTACAGAGTATATGAAAAGTCTGAAGATTCGGGAACAAGATGTAGTGGGTGCTGGTCACTATGGTGCACCTAGAGGCAATAGGTTACACAAAGGCGTAGACCTTATTACTATGCCCGGGGAGTTGGTTAAAAGCTTCACTCTTGGTGAAGTAACCAAGATAGGCTACCCCTATGATCCATCCGATGAGAAGAGAGGTCACCTACGATATGTAGAGGTTTCATTTGATGGCACCAGATTTAGATATTTTTATGTTCAGCCATTAGTTGAAGTTGGAGATCAAGTACTTGTCGGTCAATCTATTGGCTTGAGTCAGAACCTTACAGAGATATATCCGGGCATTACTCCTCACTTTCATTTTGAAGTACGTAATTCCGATGGATTCTCAATGAACCCATTAGATAGTTTTCCAGACCTGGGAGTTGACGATGATACTACCAGTACTGTTAAATATACGTAATTATCGAACTTAACACAGGTGCTTAAGCATGAACAAAGAAGATGAATCAGGTGTTGAGCTAGATTCTGAGGATACTAATCTAACTGATTGGAAGAACGCTCCTACGTTAGCTGATCTGAAGGTAGACTTAGCTGCTGCTAAGATTGAGCATGATAAGCACATATCCAAGGTAGACAATTGGATGCTTAACCTTGCTGGAGGCAAAGAGCTTCGTACTCGCAAGAATAGATCTACCTTACGTCCTAAGGTAATCAGAAAGAACGCTGAATGGCGTTATGCTGCTTTGAGTGAACCCTTCCTAAGTACTGATGATATTTTCAATGCAAGTGCAGTTACCTATGAAGATGTAGTAGCCGCACGACACAACCAGCTACTCTTGAACAACCAATTCAACAACCAAATAGACAAGGTTGCATTCATTGATGAGTATGTACGTACTGCTGTCGATGAGGGCACTGTAATTGTACGAGTTGGTTGGGACTTTGAAGAAGATGTTGTTGAAACTGAAGTTCCTATCTATGACTTTGTGATTGACGAAGCATTCGGTCCTACCCTTGAGCAGCTAGCTCAGGAGCAACAAGCTGGTCCAGATGTGTTTGAGGTAAATACCCCAGACCATCTTAAAGTAGCTTTAGCGCTTACCATGGAGTCTCAGCAGCCTTTTGCTCCTGTGGACACTGGTGAGACAAAGACTATTTCTAGTACAACCACAGTCAAGAACCAGCCCAGTCTGGAGGTATGCGACTACCGTAATCTGATCGTCGACCCTACTTGTACAGGTAGCCTACGCAAAGCTAAATTCGTCATCTACTCTTTTAAAACTTCTATTTCTGAATTAACCAGATCAGGCATATACAAGAATCTAGATAAGATCATTGTTGAATCAGCTGGCTCTGTTTTAGCAGACCCTGACCATGCTTCTGGAGAGAACAGCTCTTTCACTTTTGAAGATAAGCCCCGTAAAGAACTCATTGCTTATGAGTATTGGGGTTACTGGGATATTGAAGAATCAGGTATGACTAAGCCCTTTGTGGCTACCTGGGTTGGAAATACTTTGATCAGAATGGAAGAGAACCCATATCCTGATAAAGGTCTGCCCTTTGTTAAAGTCCCATACCTGCCTGTACGAAGAAGTGCTTTCGGTGAGCCTGATGGTGAGCTGCTAGAAGACAACCAGAAAGTTGTAGGAGCCATAACACGAGGCATGATTGACATCATGGCTCGAAGCTCTAATGGACAGGTTGGTACTGGCAAAGATGCTTTGGATGTAACCAACAGACGCAGATATGAAAACGGCGAGGATTATCAATACAATCCTAACGTTAATCCAGCTCAGTCTTTCTACATGCATAAGTTCGAGGAGATCCCTCAGTCTGCACCTATCCTGCTAGCACAACAGCAGCAGGAAGCAGAGAGCCTTACTGGCGTGATACCTTTCAACAATGGTATAAGTGGTGCTGCTCTAGGTAGTACTGCTACAGCAGCTCGTAGTGCTCTTGACGCTGCCTCTAAGCGTGAGCTTGGTATCTTGCGAAGACTTGCCGCCGGTATCGTTGAGATCGGTTACAAGATGATGAGCATGAACAGCCAGTTCCTTGAGGAACTTGAAGTTGTCAGAGTAACCAACGAAGAGTTTTTACCAATTAGAAAAGATTCTTTGGGCGGTAAAGTTGACCTTAAGTTAGCCATTAGTACTGCAGAGGAAGATAACGCTCAGGCTGAATCAATGGGTTTCTTGTTACAAACTATCGGACCGAATGCAGATCAAGGCATGGTCAATATAGTTATGGCTGAAATATCCAGGTTGAGAAAGAGACCTGATCTAGCCAAGAAACTAGAAAACTTCCAGCCTCAGCCTGATCCACTTGAAGTGAGACGACAGGAACTTGAAGTAGAATTACTCCAAGCCAAGATTGAGACTGAGCGTGCTAGAGCGGCTGAGTACATGTCTGACGCTAATCTGCAGAATGCTAGAGCAGGTAGTGAAGGTGTTAAGGCTGAGAACTTACAAGCCGATACCAGTAAGAAGACCTTGGATTTTGTTGAACAAGAATCTGGTGTGAAGCAAGAACGTGAATTGGAGAAGCAAGGTGCTCAAGCTAGAGCCCAGGCAGAAACTAAAAAATTAGAACACAGATTGAAAGCAACAGATAAAATTCTAGACTTATAGCCGTAGGATTAACCTACAAAATCTCATCCTGTAATGGGAGAGGACACAAGAGGAAGTTACCATGAGTCAGCAACAGGAAGATATTAGAGTAGTAGAAGTTAGTATCGAGCAAGCGCGTGAAGCTATTGAAAAGGGTGAAGCCCTTAAGCGCTTACTTAAGAACAAGGACTTTGAGAGTATTGTTACAGAAGGTTATTTTGAGAATGAAGCCATTCGTAATGTAATGGCTAAGACTTCTCCTAGCTGTATGGATGCTGATAGTCAGTTAATGATTGACGATGGTATCAAAGCTATCGGTATTTTCCGTCAGTATTTGATGCATATTCGTCGTACAGCTGATATTGCTTCTACCACTTTGGAAGAGTCTCGTATGACACTTGCTGAGTTGAATGAAGAAATTGATCCTGAAGAAGAAGGAGCAACTCACTAATGGCTACTTATAATACTGATGATCTAGCCAGCATGAGCGATGAAGAAGTCTCCCTGTTGGATCCTGCAGATTTTAAAGAAGATAATTCTGTCGTAGATGAAGAAGAAGAAACAGCTGAAGGTGCTGCAGAAGCAGCACCCAAGTTAGAAGATGAAGCAGAGGATGATGAAGCAGCTGAATCTGACGATGATGATGGTGAAGCTGAAGGTGATGCTGCTGATGAAGACACTGCTGAAGATCAGGATGAGAGCGATGAAGAGAGCTCTGATGAAGATGAGGCTGATCCTGATGATGAGGATGCTTCGGATGAAGATGCTGATGATGGTGATGAAAAGAAAGAGGGCTCTGATCGTGACTATAAGGGCGAAATAGAAGAGCTCTTATCTCCTTTCAAAGCCAACGGTAAGGAAATGCAAGTTGATAGCGTAGCTGATGCCCGTACTCTTATGATGATGGGTGCCAATTACAATAAGAAAATGGTCGCTATTAAACCGGGCCTAAAGATATTAAAAATGTTAGATAACAATGGCTTGATGGACGAAGCCAAGATCAATTATTTAATTGACTTGGATAAGAAAGACCCTCAAGCTATAGCCAAACTGCTCAAGATAAGTGGTATAGACCCGCTTGATATTGATGTAGATAAAGATACTGAGTATAAGCCTAACGCTTACAATGTCAGTGATGCACAGTTAGTACTGGATTCTGCACTGGACGACTTGGCCGAGTCTCCAACAGGCGCCGCTACACTCGAAGTCATTGGTACTAAGTGGGACTCTGCCAGTAGAACTGTGCTAGCGAGTGATCCTAAGATTATTCAAATGCTGGATGCACAAATGGCAGCTGGGGTGTTTACACAAATCTCAACTGAAGTTGAAAAGCAGAAAGTATTAGGAAAGTTGGACGGGTTATCTGATCTTGCCGCCTATAAGCAAGTTGGTGACGAGCTGTATAACAAAGGCCTTTTGCATGGTAGCGCCAAGCAAAAGAGTAAGCCTTCAAGTAATGCAGTAAAAACAGCCACTTCAACACTTAATAAGCAGAGAGATGATAAGCTCAAAAGCCAAAAGAAAGCAGCTGCAGCCACTAAAGGTGCTTCAGCCAGCTCTCAGTCTTCTGAAGATTTAAACCCACTCTCTATGTCAGATGCTGACTTTGAGAAATTTGAAGCGAACAAGTTTGTAAAATAAACTTAAAAGGAAATACTTATGTCACGTATTTATAATGATCCGCTAGGCGGAGACGCATCCAGTGTAGGCTCTCAGATCCGTACTGATGTGTACAAAAAGAAAGCTCTTATCGAAGCACGTAAAGAGCAGTTTTTTAGCCAGTTGGCTGATGTAACCTCGATGCCTAAGCACATGGGCAAAAAGATTAAGAAATTCCATTACCTGCCTTTGCTTGATGATTTGAACATCAACGATCAGGGTATCGATGCTGCTGGTGTAGCAATCCTTACTACTGAGCGTTTTGTTACATTTCCTCGTAGCGTTTTGTTTGTTGCTGATGCTGACGTAGTTGCTGCTACTGCTGCTATCAACGACGACATGGACGCTTCTTATGTAGCTGCTGTCGCTGGTGCTGCTGGTAGTGCTGTAGCTGCTGGTGGTCCTGCTGCTCATGCAACCATTACTCTTGATGTATCTAAAGGCCTGACCTTTAAGTACTCAACTGTAACTAAGTCTGACTTGATCATGACTTATGACCTTGGTGCTTCTGTCCAACAAGGTTCTGGTAACTTGTATGGTTCAAGCAAAGACGTTGGCTCTATCACTGGCAAGCTTCCTGCTTTGTCAGAAACTGGTGGTCGCGTTAACCGTATTGGTTTCAAGCGTGTAGAAATTGAAGGTACTATTGAGAAGTTTGGCTTCTTCGATGAGTACACTCAGGAATCTATGGACTTTGATACTGATGAAGAGTTGATGATGCACATTAACCGTGAAATGGTTATGGGCGCTAACGAGTTAACTGAAGATGCTCTTCAGATTGACTTGTTGAACGCTGCTGGCGTTATTCGTTATCCTGGTACTGCCACCTCCATGTACACCATGTCTGGTGAGCTAGCTGCCACTAACGCAGCAACTGCCATCGTTACTTATGATGACTTCATGCGTTTGTCTATCGACTTGGATGAGAACCGCACTCCTAAGAACACCAAGATGATTACTGGTACTCGTTTAGTCGACTCCAAAATCATCGATGCTGCCCGATACATGTATTGCGGTACCGAGATGTTACCTACCCTTAAGAACATGGTAGATAACTTTGGTAACCCTGCTTTCGTACCTGCAGCTAAGTACGCTGCTGGTGGCACTTTGGCAGTGGGTGAAGTTGGTTCTATCGACCAGTTCCGTATCATCGT